ACGCCCCCGGTCGATTCCAGTCGATGCGGGGGTCTCTCATAATTCTACGAGAGGCCCCCGACAGGGGATGGTCAGCTCCCGCGCGTGTATGAGAGCGCGGTCGACGAGCCCGCCGCGTTGGTGACGACGATGTTCGCCGCACCCGCAGTGCCAGCAGGCATGATCGCGACGATGACACTGTCCGAGAGGACAAGCCACGAGGTCGCGTTCGTCGCACCGAACTTCACACCAGTCGTCGCGACGGTGCCGGTGAATCCAGTGCCGACGATCTTCACCTGACCACCAGCCGCAACAGCGGTCGGTGTGGCGGAGATCAATACCGGGATGGCTGTGGCGTTGTACGGGTTGCTGATCGACGTGAGCACGCCGTCGCCGGTCAGGGTGATGGTGACCTCGTCGAGATCTGCGACACCGGTTTTCGACGGCGCCCAGCCGACGAGAGCGACCCCCGAATATGCTTCCGGTGCGCCGTTGCGGTCGTACCAGCGGACATAGACGCGTGCTTCGTCGCCGAACTGCAACTGGGCAGCGCGGATGAGTTCCTGGCCCGAATCGAACACCCCAGCGACGGTCTTCCGCAGAGCTTTGATCGTGAGAATCCACGACTGCATGGTTTTCTCGAACGAGTTCCATCCGTCCGAGTCGTAGTCGTCCGCGGCCACGAGAGTCGGGGAGACGGGCGGGTTGAGGTCATTGATTCCCTTGACGGGAATCCAGCTTGTTCCGTCGGTGGACACGTCCACCTTGAAACGGCGTGCGAGAGCGGTTGTCATGATTGCCTCCTCAGGCGTTGGGGCATGGTTATGAGCCCCAGGCCGGTATGGCTGGGGTTGGGCACTGACGATGTGTCAGTGGATTGGGGAGGGGATTACCAGGAGCCCTGTTCGGGCCGGTTGGCTGTTGGCGGGAAGTCGAGGTCGAGGTAGTACTGGTCGACGCGCTCCCAGCGTTTCAAGTCGTCCATACCCATCGGCACAGACACCTTGCGGTTCATCTGGACGATTGTCACGGAACCGAATGCAAGGTTCGTCGTGCCGTGCAGGACGGGGAAGATGGAATCGAGTAGGTCGTCAACGTCGGTCGGTCGATTCGGAAGACCGCGGCCGCGCGCCTGCACCATCACCTGACCGAGTGGCATGGTGATGTCGTCCCCCTGGAACACTGCCGTGAGAGTGATGACCCGATCCGGTGAAGCGGGCATCAGCTTGAGGAGGATTCCGCCGTTCACCGTCGGTGCTGCGGGGTTGTAGCTCGTCCCGGGAACACCGGCGACGATCATTCCGGCGATACCCTCGAGCAGGTCAGTGGTGACGAACATCAGAACGCCTCCCCAACCATGTCGGCGATGATCTTGAACACGTACGGCGCCTCCGTGATCATCGGCTGCTCCAGGTAGAGAGCTTGACCGCTGGTGTGTTTGAAATCGAGGGTGTAATGCTGGTTTCGCGCGTACGGTCCCGGATACAGCAGGTGCGCCTCAAGTCCAACCACTGTGACATCGGCGGACCCGCGCAGATTTCCCGTTTCAATTGGGGCGAGGGCCACGGAAACGGTTCTGACGTGCTCCATCGCTTTCGCGAGGGCCTTGGTGATGAGGGCAGTGATTCGTTCATCGAGAGCATCCAGCGCGGCAATGAAGTCTTCGGCGCCCTCAGCCATGACGCCCCCTACAGGAGATTGACCTCAAGATGATCGGTCGGCAGGTTCAGCGACCCTGAGTCGCCGTTGTTAGCTTTGATCACCCTGGATGCGACACCGTTGATCGTCACTCGCGATTCAGGCGCGAACAGGGGTGCGTTTGCTGTGGATGTGGCAACACTGGTCTCGGAGACGACCTCAACGCCGTCTTTGTTGAGCACCAACTTGCGGGCGTTGTCCACCCAGCAACCATTCGGTGGTTCGAGGACCACCGGAACGTCGAAGACATCTTCGCCGTACCCGTTCGTGCCGAGGAATGTTTCGACCGTGACAGTGTGCACGAACCAGCGGTTGACGCTCATCCGAAATACCACGGGATAGGGATGAGCAAGTTTTGTAGCTCGAGGAGTTCTTCCGCGTCGGGGACTAGATGTTTCAGGGCTTCCGCGCGTGCTTCTGCAGACATGGCTGCATCCGCGAACACGATGGTGGAGCTGAGCATCTTCGTAGACGACTCCACCGAGGGGGTAGTCACACCACCAGTCAGGGGGTCATACCCGAGTGCCGCCCACGCGACCACCTGAATCACCGTCGCATCATGCAGAGCGCCGCCGATTTGCGCATCCGTGGCCAACCCTGTTGAGGGGTCCACCGTGTAGTACGCCTGCCGGGTTTCCCGCAACACCAGACGGGTTGCGGAACGAATCAAAGCAGCGACGTTCGCTGGCGCTGCCGCGCCCGTGTACGCAGCCACATCCGCAGTCGTGCGCAACGCCGCAGGGGTCACAAAGTTGCCGTAAAACGCAGCCATGATGCTCCCTACTTGACGCCGAACATTTCGATGAGATCCGACTTGGTGAAAGCTTCCGCATCATCAGGTGACAACGGGTCGCCCGCGATCTGGGAAGCATGCACAGCCCACCCGACCCATTCCGCTTTCGACGCATACGGGGCGGGTCGAAGTCGTTCGGACTTCTCCTCGAAAGGGGTACCGTCCGCGTTTACACGCTTCAGGTACCCCTTCAGGAGACGGTCCTCAATCGGTTCGGACAAGGGCAGTTGCATTTCGAAAATGCCGCCGCCCTCGCCGAGGATATGAACCGTCTTAGACATCAGACGCGACGCCCGTCCAGGGTGAATGCCGTCACGGTCAGGACCGCCGACGTTTCGATGGTCAGCGATCCGTCGGGCTGGTTCAGCCGGGACGAGTCGAGCGGGCCGATCCACTGCACGCCTGTCGTGGCAGGCACCGAAACGGTGACGGGGCCCTGACCGGACGAGATAGCGGACGGCTGTGAACCGGCGAGCACCGTGAGAGTCGCGGCTGAGCCGGTCGCATTCGAGGCGCGAAGCCACAGCGACACGTTCGAGTTCGGATTCGGTGCGATGGTGAAGCCGTTTCCGGCACCAGCCACCGATGCCGTACCGGCCGGATCGGCGACACCGCCATTGGGGACGAGTGCCGTTGGAGTAAGAGTTACACGAGCCATGAGCTAGTCCAACCTTTCTTATGCAGTGACCGTGACAAGCGCACTTGCCAGCGAGTCGGGGCGAACGTTCTTGGCACCGTAAAGGAACAGGCCCTTCACGGCGTCGGAGAACCCGGTCTGGGGCCGGTAGGCCTCAACTTGGCTGATCTGCTCCGCGTAGGTGATCGCACGGTTGTTGCCGGCGATCACCACAGAGTCGGAACCGGTCGTCGGTGTCTGGTTCGACAGGAGAATGTTGAACCCGGCAGCCTGACCCACGGACCCGGTCTGCAGTGCAGACGACACGTTGTTCGCAGCGTTGGCCACGAATCGCGGGTCGCGCAGGAACAGTCCGTGCAGGTCGGGCGAGATCGCAACGGACCGACCCTGAGCGGGCACGTTCGCCTGATCCAGCTTCACCTTGAGCGGCACGAGAACGTTGTCGTACGCCTGAGCGGGAGTGGCCCGCGAGACGGTGACAGCACCGATCTGGTTCGCCGTCTGGATCGACGTGTAGAAGGACGACAGGTACAGGTCGATGACGTTGGCTGCTGCGAAAGCGGCCTCATCCATCGCCTGCGGAATGACGTTGCCCTTGGCCTGACGCGCATCCACATCATCGACCGCGAACGCGAAGAACTTGGCCTGGTCCACAACGAGGGTTCGCTGCGAATCGGTGACCTGCTCCGGGGTGATGACAGTGCTGTTGGGCGTGTAGGTGCTGATGGTTGGGCGTCCGATCGACGTGATGCGGACGGTATCGCCAGCCTGCGCGATCTCACCCTCGTAGTCGCGGTTGATGAACGCGGAGTAGACGAGATTCTGGCGGAGCGCGACCAGTAGCTGGGCGCTCCAAATCTCGGGACGGAATTTCTGGATCGACATGAGTCTTCCTTTGGGCTATGCGAGGAGGTGCTGCAACTTCCCTGCTTTGAGGGCGGTTGTTACTTCCTCGGGGGTCATTTGCGCGAGCTGCGCTTCGGTGATTTGGCCTGTCTCCCCGGTCCCGCCGAGTTCAGTGCCGCTCGCTGCCGCCGCCAGGACTGCTTTGAGATTTGGGTTTGCCGCAATAGCGGCGTTGATCGCAGCCGTGACGGCTGCACTATCCGCAGGGTCCAGCCCTGAGACGGAAGACATGAATGAGTTGGAGTCGAGAAGACGTGCAGGGTCGGCCCCGACCGACGAAGCAGCCTTGAAAATGGCGAGTTCGCGGACCGCAGATTGTGCGGCGGTCTGCGCGGCGGTGAGGGATGCGGTCAGCGCGGCAGGGTCGGTCGCGGCATCCGGTTTCAGACCGAGCGCGACCGCGAGCTTGTCGGTGAGTTCCTTTTGCGCTTTTTCTGCGGCGGTCTTCGCCGCCGCGCGATGGTCCCCGGCTTCCTTGCGGGTGTCGGTGATGATCTTCTGCGCCCAGGCGGGGAGGTCTTCGACCTTCTCGGCGGCGGTCGTGGCCTGCGCGGTGCTTGCGGCTGCTGGCTCGGCCGTGCTGGCCGTCTGTGTGCCGCCTGCTGCCGCTCCGGCACCGGCGGCTTCTGCCGTGCCCGCAGCGGATGCGTTGCCGCCTTCGCCCTCGTCGTGCCGGATGCCGCGAAGGTCGTGGAGTGTGCGGCCGATGACGGCCATGCCGTCGCGGTCGCGCAGTGCTGTGGGGGTGATGCGGTTGTGCATGATTCTCCTTGTGAGCGCCAGGCTCGTTCGGTGGTTGGGGATTACCCGCGCCAGGCGGGACTTCTGGGCACCAAAAAAGACCGCCACGGTGGACGGCCTTCTTTGATGAAGCTGTTAGAGGTGCAGTTGCTCTCGACGCGGAATACGCACACGCCCGGTCTGGTCGATGAAGTCGCGCATGTTCTTCTGCGCAGCCCTTACGCGCCTATTCGCGGCGGCCTTCATTTCCGGGGTGAAAGCACCGTCAAGTTGACGTTTCGCCATCCGAATCGCGCGCTCCAGCGCGCGTTGCTGCTGGGATTCGTCGTATTTGCGTTGGTCGTCCGCATTCCATTTGTGCGCCAGCGGAATCTTCGTCACGCCGGGGAAGAACGCGAC